ACTTGAGACTACTAGTATCGAAGGTGATACGCTTCTGGAAACGCTTGACGATCACACCGTCTTCCTCAGCAATGAATGCCTCAGGAAAGAAGTCAACGACGGTGCCAATTGATGTGGTGAGTTGCATGTGGTGCCTTGCTTTGACTCTCTTAATATACATGGTTTTGGGGTGCTGTGCCACAATAGTGGACACTACTCATACTGGCACTCAGCATCGCGCCATTGCTTTCGTGCTGACTTATAGTCCAACGAATAATCGAACTCAATCATCAGTTTGTTTACGGTTCTTGATAGTGTGTGGTTTCTCAAACTTGAACTTCTTGTTCATCAGTTTGTTCTCATGTCTGATAGCATTGAGAAGATCATCACGATTTTTCCAACACCCGTAATCAAACTCACCCTTTTCTTTTGAAGATTTCGTCATCGATCTTTCGTATTAGTTTTTGATGCTTTACGGCAGGAAGATCAATCTGTTCTATAAAAATCCCAGTTGTTCTTTCCAGAACGGTTCTTAAATATATCAGTTCGTTAAGATTGAGTTGCATTGTTCAGTATGTAATAAGTTGTGATTCTAACGTTTGTGATTGCTCACTTTCCGACACCATAATCACCACCATCCTCTGCATGTTTGCGTTCGGTATCATGTAATGCTTTGAGTGCTTCTTCAACCTCAGGAGAATGTTCCCACTCCCACATGTCACCCTTCTCAGTGATTCTGCTCTTCGTGCTCATTTACTTTCCTCAGTGTGAAATAGTCGTCATGTGATTCAAAGTCAATAACAGTATCAGTTGTCCATCCTAACTCCTCTAAGAGTTCATCTGGTAATGGTAACATGAGATCACCATTTTCGTCAACCTCAACCTGACTGTAGTATTTTGAATTAGTAGTCACAGTAATTGCATCCCATCTAAGTTTCTTTTGTACCCACCACATGAAAATTATATGATAGTCTATACTCTTTAGGGAGCATATTATATCTAGTTATGTATTTTTCTGCGTGTTCCATACACACAAACCAACATAATTTATCATCTCTTTTATCTTGCAAACGATAAGGAAATGTATCACCATAAGGAAACAGTTTCTTATCAAATGATCTTACTGATACAATGTCAGTCTTCTTCTTCTTTCCAGAAGTCTTTCCAGTCTTCTTGCGCGGCAGTGTTGATGTTAATGTTTTGAGATTCTCCTCTAGTTTCTGTTGAGGCGATGATTTCTTCGGCATAGTCGCGGAAGACTTTGTTGAAGTCTTCTTCTGTGAAGTTGTTGAAGATACTTTCTTTGGGGTCATTTTCGTCCCACGAGATTGTGAATGTTCCATCGTCTTCTTCTTTAACATCAATCATTAATATAACCCTGATCAACAAGATATTTTCTTGTGAGTGGGGTTGGTGGATATACTTCCCACATACGACCACGCTCACATGCTTCTAATGCCTCCATAGTCATATTCTCTGTCTTACCTGCCCAAGTTGCTTCCTTCTCCCATGGCCATGCTGACTTAGGATAGGTACGTTCTACCATCTCACGCCACAACATTGGAACATTATCTTCAGGCATGATAAGAGCAATAATGCTATTATCAATTGTTCCTGCCATGCAGTCTTGAGCAACGTGCCATCCTTCATGACGCATCACTGACATAAGTGTGCCAGGATCATACATGTAAGCATCATTCAAATAGAATTTGTTTGTGACTGTATGATAGACACCACGATGCATCTGAGGGAAATACTTTTCATCTGCAAGATATACTTGCACATCAATCATTGTGAGAGCATTCAACATACGTGTAAACTCTTCTGCAACTGGGTTCCAATCTGATAGTGGATACTCTTCTGCAAGATAATCAATACCCCAAACAGGATCTACATTATCAGTACATTCTCCAAGGATAAGACATCCAAGAGAGTCCATACTCTTGTATCCCTGAGTGATCTTACTATCATCAGCAATTGCTGCAATAGGAGAAATAGAGAGAGCAAGAAGAGCAGCAAAAAGACGTTTCATTTAATTAAGTTTGTTGAGTGCAGACTGCAAGCGTTGTTCAAGACATACATCACTTATTTTGTGGCGAAATGCCAGTGCTTGAGTATCATGTCGAGAGTGACCCCACATGCAGTCAATTAAGAATTGTATTTCGTCAGAAGTAAGATCAAGTGTGATTCGATCAGAATTCTGCGAGGAGATCTTCGGGGAGGAGTTCATAGATTTGATTGCTAGGCATGTTGTAATCTGCTTCGTAAAGAATACGAGTGCGCTCTTCTTCAGTCATCTCGGCAGGATCGATGATGTCGTTGATCATGTAATTCATTGTGTAACTCAGTTAGTATAGCGTGATTGATGAGGAAAAGTTGAGGACTGGGACAGTTCTTTAACTGTCACCAAAGATAGGAATGATATCAGTTTTTACATGTAATGTCTTGTTAATATGCTGCTCCCACAAACTCGCGTCGTCCAAGTTCAAGAATACTGCTTCTTGGCGCGATCTCGAACTTTTCTTGTTCTTTAGGTAAACAACTTTGAATTTCATGCCAATAATTAGAATAAACAACAAGATTTGTTTTGTATCGACCCCAACGACATGTTGGGTCGGGACGATCAATAAAACAGATAGAAACGTAAGACTCACACATGAATGAAATGTAACCTTTAGTTGTGTGATACTTGACAGGTTGTAGTAATTCAAACATCGTAAAATCTGTCATGCATGTCACCAATTTGTTGCTTTAGTTCGATGATGTAGGTAGACATTGATGTCACTTTCTCTTGTAAACCTTTGTTTACATCTTGAAGATCTTTGACAAGATCTTTAACCTCATCAGTAAGTGCATCTGCTGCTTCTCGACTGTGTGCCATTTAAACCCCAGGAACTAAAGTGCAACTTTATCTATGTTATCAAACGATTCTTTGATTTCGTCAACCTGTTGAGTCATACTAGATTCAGTCATGTCGATCAATGGTGGTCCACCATTACCAAAACCACAACCTCTAGTCATATCGCGACGTAATCGTAGAAGATCACGCACACGACGCTTCATTCTAATAATCTCTTCTGTGCTGTAGAGATAGTCTTTTTGTAACGCTTTGCGTAACATTTTAATCTCTTTTGTCGGTGTCCACATACTAATAACGCTGGGGGATTGTAGTTTCTTGAATGAATTGAGGTTGACCTAAGTCAGCAGTGCTGTCAGGATTTCCTAGTAGAAATGCTTTAAGAGTATTTGCTTTCTCCATATTACTACGGTAGTAAACAATAGTCTCTTCAATCTCTGCTAGAATCTCTTCATAACACTGACGAGCAGATGTCTTGTCACATGTGAGATAGTCAGCAACAGCATTAGCAAGACGTTCACGACGCTGCTTGCTATACTCTGCTGCCCAGTATTCTTTAGTTTCCATTAGTTAAACTCTTCATTACGACGGGTGTCTAGGTATGAAATGATCTCTGAACGCCATTCCATTAGTTCATTAAAGCACTCTTGATTGTGAGCACAGTTTCTGAGTTTAGAGTCAGGTTTCAATACGCTTTCATAAAAAAGTCCAAGTGCATCTTTACGCTTTTGATACTTGTTGGTGTCCATGTAATCCTAGCAGTGACAGGTCAGTTTACCACGTATGGTTAGGGAATGTAAACACGTTGCACTCCCGTTATAATTATGCGACCACACTGGTGGCAGGCATACCGTCAACGAATACTGTGTTGACAATTGCTTGGAGTCTCTTGATAGTAGGAGCACCATAGTTTTTGAAAACGGGCACTGTCACATAACCAGTAGACTTGCGATACATTGCAACATCACCAGCAGTAATCTTGCCGTTAGCAATATCAGCAGTATCCTCACGATTCATACGAATCACACGACCAATAGTTTGTGCCATCTCGATGACATCAAGTTGACGCAACATCACAGTGTGAGTGAGACCGTGAACGTTGATACCTTCAGACAGGATGCTATAGTGGAAGATGATAAACTTCTTGCTAGGGTCTTTGCCCCATGCATCGAAGGTGTTGAAGAACTCCTGACGATTGACTTTGGTCTTGTTCACATAAGCACCATACTTGCTGGTGATATGCAGCACATCGTAACCACGCTCACGTAATTGATGCATGATATCAGTCTTGAATAACATAGCACCCATGATCTTGCTCGCAGGAGACGCTACAAGGACCTTGGAGGCGCTTGCAGCATCAAGCGAGTCTACCACACCCAGAAGCATGTCACGATCGTTTACAGCAGCATCTGCACCCTTCTGACGAGCATAGTCTACTTCAAAGGGAAGAATTGTAGGAGGAAGGATGCTACCACCTGCAATTAGTTCAGGAGCAGGAACATTCTCAAGAACAGAACCAAAGATCTCACCATTGTTCATGCCACGGTTGCTGAAACGAGTGTGCTTAGGTGTTGCAGTAAAGAAATATGATGCATCAGCACTTAGACTGGCAGCAGCAACACCAACAAAGTGATTACGCTGCACAGCATTATGTGCCTCATCAAAATAACAGCAATCGAGCTTGATACCAGCATCAATGATACGTCCGAGTGAATGATATGTGGTGAAGATGATTACATGCTCACCAACATGGTGACACATGCGAGTAAACAACTCAATGCGATCAGACTTAGTAGTGCTGAAGTGCTTTGTTTCGCCACTATGAACGTGGAGAACGTTAGCATTGGTGATAAACTCAAGGTATTCAGAAGATAGTTGAGTTGCCAGCATGATGCGAGGAGCAACAACAACAATAGTCTGCGGAGTCTCTGCGGAACAGAGACGCCTCACTACATCCATGATGGCAATAAGAGTCTTGCCGCCGCCAGTAGGCACGATGATCTGACCCTTGCTCGCATTCTCCATGGCATCGAGAGCACGTTGCTGATGGGGACGGAGTTGCATCGGGTCTGTCTTGCGTTGATGCTATTATTATAGAGCATCAGACCGCGCTGGTCAAGAGTCTGTGACAGTTTACAGACTGGTTAGGAACGGAAGGATTTGAAGTTCTTTGCTTCTCTCTTGTATACTAGCACGTCTTCGAGCGCACCAGTATCACTGAATACAAATGAGAAGTCAATTTCTTGGTCAGTATGATCAATTAGTGTGCGAATCCATGCCGCATCATCTGCACTAATCATCTCATATACTTGTTCAATAAGATTAATCCACTTCTCTCTAATCTCAGACTTGGAGTTTTTCTTCTTTTGCCAAGAGAGTGAAACAATACCCTTATTTGTTGGATTTACAGGTAATGAAAATACTCTACTAGTGTAATCGCGACGGGTATGGACAATAATATTATGATCTGATTTGTTTTGCTCGAACCATATATTATAATTATTTTGTAATATTTTCTCGGTAAACTTGTAAAGTTTAGAATCTTGCAGAGTCTTTGTAATACCAGCAGCATTATGTGACATACTAATAGTATTACCGTCAGCATCAAACTTAAACTTCACGATTTTAATTACATTAGGTCCAATTCTCTCGAAGAGATTTAGCACCTTCGCTCTAAGATCTTCAATAGGATCTAACTCAAGAGACAATTGATACCATTCTTTATCGTCCATCAAATATTCTAATGACAAATCAGTAGTTACATCAATTTGCTCAATCTCTTCGTTATAGTAAATCCCAACATATCTGGATATAGACTGTGGGATAATTATTTCTTGATCAATAAAAGTAAATCCCAATACTTTTTGTAGTTTATCAATTTGTTCATTTGTAAAGATTTCTGGATATTTACTATCAACTAGAGATGTGCATTGTGGCCACATTACTGCATTAGTATACAGCAGTGACTTATCACTCAAACGATATATTTTTGATACGTCAAGTTCTGCTGCAAACATTATTCATTATCCGCTAATAGTTGACCTTTAGGACTGTATACACCAAAAAAGATATAATCCTCTGGTCTATTACATGATACCTGATTAATTGGAAATAGATCACCACACCATTCTATTGCCTCTTCTACATTATCACAAATGATGAATACATATTCGGATTGTTGAAGAGCAGTGAATATATCTAGCGACAATCTACTTCTATACAAGTCATATGATGCATTGATTGCATCAACATCAGTGCTACTATTCCATCCAGTAGAACGCAAGAAGATAATAGTTTTCTCTTGACGCTTAGCAGACTCTTCAATAAAATCCTGCAAGTAATCAATAGTGTAGTTTGCGTGTAGCTCCATTTAATTTCCAGGCGATAGTAGTTCGTAGTGAGTTGAATGTTCTAGAGAGATCTTCTGCATAGTGTGTCATACGACCATCGAAGAATACTGCTTTATTAGGTGCAGGTTCGACGTATGTCCATTTTTTATCACTACCAAGAAATGCAGTCTTTCCACCCCAAGTATGTTTCCATATATGGTTTGAATATAACAAGAAAGTTCTGCAATCATCATAATTGCCATCAGTATGAGGTAATGCTTTATCACCAAATACATGTCCATTTGCATAGACACGTTCTAATTCTAGTTCAGGTTCATCTGTTAGGTCTCGTATAATATTTAGGAGATAGTCGTTATAAAACTGTTCATCTGTCAGTAACATCTCCCAAAAAGGAATGGAATGAGTTTTTGATAGTGATCCATGTCCATATCTCCATTGAGAGCGACTCATGTCCGATACAATCTGAGCAAAATCAAATTGCCCAAAAACCCCATTATAAATTTCCATATTCTCTAACAAAATTAGTTCTTACTTGTTCAAATGGGACAAGAACTTCTTGTGAAACATCAGGATAGTTTTCTATTAGTTTTTCAATACTTTTACCAAAATTGATAATTTGATGACGCATGAAGAAGTCTTCAATAAGACTAGTTGCCCACATTATTGCAACACGACGCTTACCAGATGTTACAGGTGCAACATAATGTCTGTATCCTGTAGGATACACTAATGCTGTACCTGCTTTTTGTTTAAATTTGAATGGAATCTCGCCATCAATAATCACAAGTTCCCCACCCTCATATTCATCAGGTTCATTAAGAAACAATGTGATACTATGATGTACTTTTAGTCCTTGAATGGTGATATTATCGACGTGTGGATTGTACTTTCCACCTTCACGATACTCTGTCAATTGTGGAACTGTCATCTCTTTCACAATAAAAGTAGATCTAAATCCACTAGAATCATTAATACCCTTCTGGATAAGTTCCAAACTTTTTCTAAAACTTGATGTATGCTGAGACATAACGAAGTTATCCTTCATTGATGTATCAACATTAAATTCATCACGTTGCGAAATGGTTCCTTGTGTAAACTCTGCGTTTTTAAATAAAGAATTAATAACTGTCAGTTGTTCCTTATTAAGAATCTCACATTCATAAAACATAATTAGTCGTCCAGGATAAATTTACTACTATCAAAGTCGGGATAAATTGATTCTACTTGCATCAGATTAATGATGTCAAGAATTTCTTTCTTTACCTTCTTACTTTGAGATGCTCTTCTCTTAGCATACATGAGTCTGTTGACCATTCTGCTGTCAAGAAAATCAGATGATGATTCATCATCATAGTTTGTCCACTGTTCATCATCATCTGGATCCATAAATGCAGGTGGATTCTCTACATCATTATACAGTTTTCTATAGTTCTTAGGATCAATAGGATAAACCTTATTAAACAAAGTTTGGGCAAACGCTAGTTTATCATCATATTGTTCTGGTGTAGGAACAGCAATAGATCTAATCTTTGCTCTCCATGCAATCCACATTGCTTTCTCTCCATCATAAGAATCCTCAACGTCAGGAAGCACACGCCAATCACTAGAGGTGAGCATCAGTTGCTTCTCTTTAAGTCTCTTGATCCACTTAGATTCAAAGAAGTTGATCTCTTTGTTTAGTGCTTCAACCTTTTGAAATGCTATGTCAGACTTACGCTTAGCAGCAACAGTAAGCAATGCTAATGCTGTATTATATACTTTATCTGATTGTTCTTGATTACTACTCTTAAATTGATATTCTGACCAGTAAATAGATTCCGTTTTGAAATCATACTTCTGTCTACTACGTTGTGCCATGTATGTGCCATCACTGTAGTAACTAAAGAAATCAAGAGTGTCTTCACTGGTATGCCAGAAATCTCCGATCATCTCAAAGAACTTAGTCTTTAGTTCATCTTCAAACTCTATTTTAGTTAGAGCTAATGCGTTCATACCTTCCAATAAAGTAACACTGCTAGGTGCTTGCAGGGCCGTATTATTGGTAAAATCAATCTGCAGTATTGGTTTTCTTATGATTGGTGTGCTTGAGGTCATGCTAGTGCCGTCTTGATATACCATCCCGTCAAGATATATTTATCTCCATTGAATAGTGTGTTTCCTTTGTGAACATGTGTCATACCTGCAGGGAAAAATACCACTGTGCCTTTTGTAGGACGGATTCTTCTCTTTTGATATAAAAACTCTGTCTCGCCACCCTCACCTTCTTCAACATCATTAAGATAAATCATCCAGGTAACTTCTCTCTGTGCATGTGATGCAGAAGAGTTTTCATAATGCCATTGATGATAACCACCAGATGGTTCTGTCTTCTGCATTTTAATATCAGCAGAAATCATAGGAACATTTTTTAGTTGTCCAAACTCTGCCGCGTAATGAACCATACATGACTTCAAAAATTGATTAGTCTGATATGTCATTCCTTGGTTAACATAGTTAGCAAGAACAGATTGATCCTTTCTTGCCAAATTGCTGCCATACTGAATGGCACCTTGCATAATATTGTCATCAAAATTTTCTTGTTGATCATCTGTATCACCAAAAGAGAAATCTTCTGGTCCAACAAATGAACCACGCTTGTTCAATAGATTTTCAAACCAACCAATACATTGATCACAAAATGGAGCAGGAACAAAGTTTTCCCATACTCCAATAAAGTCAGTAAAATCTGACTTAGTAATTTTTGGATCTTGCATCAACTCAAGTGGTCTCCACTGTTGGATCTTACCAATAGTAGGATCTGCGCTATGCGAAACTCTCATGTTTTAAATTAATATGACTTTATTATATATTTAACTTTGTGAAATGGTGCGACGATAGGAACTTTACGCTGTGGATTTAAAGTAGCAGTAGGAACTGGTTTACTACTATTGTTCCACGAGAAAGTTGCTGGATTTAATTCAATATCAACACCTGATCCACCATCTGAAGTAGCATTCTGAGTAAACTTAAGATCCGGAGAAGCATTAAAATTTGCTAGTCCTTGTCTAAATGAAACAGCATCCGAGTTGACGTTACCATAAGTAAAGTCGGTCTGTGGATTAGTGACAGGATCTGTTCCCAATAAGTGAGAATGAGTTAGTGTACCAGAATAGATAGACAGATAGTTATTTATTCTAGCACTAGTTGATTGTGTGTCAATAACACCAGCATCCGTCGGTGCACCATTACTGTTAGATTTCTGGAAGTAGTCATCACTCAAACCACCAATTTGATTGAATGGCGAACCCCAATAGTTACCGAAGGTAGCAGTACCATTGCCCGACCCTGGAAGATAATCTGAGATTGAAGATCCTGGTCCATAAGTATTTTGAACTTCTTTATCAACTTCACTAAAGGTCCAGAAACCTGCATTTTCCCAGTAACGGCCGGAAGTAACATCACCTGCACTATTGACATTATCAGATAGAGGACCAAAATCATCGTCACCTTCTTGTCCTGTGCTGTAATATGCTCTTCTACCCCATGGAATAAGTGGATCACCCTCATCTCCATCAACAGTTCCAGTAACAATTTGATGTTCGTGCGATGGAGGGCGAACAGTAACTTGACTGACGGGACCAATTTCAGCAATAACTTCACCAGTCACAGTGAAATCAACCTGCGACTCAAGTAATTCTGTTCCAAATGTTCTTGGAGTTCCTAATGTGAAATAATCTGAGTCTACACCATCACTGCTACCAGCTGGTGCAATAACTTGTTCTAGTGGATCTGGACCAGCAACATCTACATCATCAACATACCAGTAACCACCAGTTGATCCAGTCAGTTCAAATGAACCACCAGCACTAGTTACAGGAACAAATGCCGATGATCCTCTATTGGCATCAACAATACCCGCACCAACCATTCTAACATTACGATAGTCTGGAACATTAAAGTTTCCACTATACGATTTAGTTGAAGGAATATATGTACCATTACCACCATATGTGTTACCAATTGATTCCCACAACCAAGGATAATCCACTACAGCATATGATGCTCCATCACATGGCAAGAATCCTGGGAATCTTTCTACAATGCTACCATATCCAAAGTTACCATCATCTAGTGGTGTTTCTTTGGTGATAGGAACAACAGTTCCAATAGAAAAACCATCAAACTTAGGTGATCTGTAATAATCTCTAGCGTTGTTAGGATCTTCACCTGCTGCTTCCCATGCATCATCATCAAAGAATGCATTTTTCTCAGAATACCATACACCAAGATATGCTGGAGGAATAGGTTTAACAGCATAGTTGAAAGATCTCAATTGAAATGATGGTGCCTCACCAAATGTGATAACTGTCTGACCATAGTGGGATAATCCCTGTACAGGTTCAATATCTGCATTTCCAGGTTGTTGCATAATAATGTTGATGAATACAGGATCACCACTAGGATCAGGATTAACTGTGCGTGGTCCTGCTACTGCTCCATCACCATTGATAGAGAATAAAACATCACCAATGTCTTCACTAGTAGCAAAGTTGAACTGGTTAAATGACTCGGGATTTTCTGCACTAATAGTAATTGGTAAGTTAAAGTCAGTCAATCCAATAGGACCAATGACACTAACACCACCAGGAACTCTATTGATAACTTGCGTGATAGGTGTAAATGCCGGAGTAATATCTGGACCAGTCCAATTTGTTACATTCCAAGCCTGAACAAATCTATCTCCCACATTAATACCAACACTAACAGAACCTTGTCCAGGTACGTTAGGATCAGTAATATCTGTAGAGTTATCAACAACTAGTTCGATAGTGTCATTATTCTGAACTGTGACATTATTAATAAAACCTGCAGAACTACCATTGATACTAATTTTAGGAACAACATTAGTATCAAAAGGTCTGACTGTTACAGGAACAGATAGTCCATCATCAAGACCAGCAACCAACGCAACCCTTCTACCATTAACAAGTGTAGTAGAACCTGATGCAGCTTCTGATTTTATACCAGTTTGTCCGGGAATTTGATTGACTAGAGATTGGAATACAAAATTATTTGGAGTATCATCAATACCTGCCCCAGTTCTAATAGTCCATTGAGAAATACCCGCACCATCACCAATAGTGACATCAAACCTTTTAATTGCTGTTGGTGTTGTAGATGATGTACCTCTTAACTGAACATATTGACCATTACTTACAGTAAGGTTGTTACCCCACCCAGATGAAATATTATCAAGAATTTCATATCCAGTAGAACTAGTAAATGTAGTGTTGAAATTAGATACTGCAACTTCTGCGCCATTGTCAACATTAATAATAGCACTAGTGGTTAATCCCAAAATTTGTGGGATTTCACTATATACAAGTTCCCCTAATTTTAGATTATTCAGTGAACCAAAATCTGGTGGTGGGTTTGGTGTGTTTACTGGAATTGAAGCAGTTGTAACTTCCCAAACAGCAGATCCTGTTCCAACATCAACAGTAATTTTTCTTGTGTTTGATGGAACAGTTGAAGATATCATTCTAATCTGAATCTGGTCAAGATTAGACATGGTATTGTTGAGTGCTCTACCCCATGCCCCCCAGTTATTGTAACTACTAGATGTTTCGTCATATACTCTCAGGCGATAAGACCAGTCATTTTGATCAGTAACATTAGAAGTGACAAGCAAATTTGCCTGTGTTCCGGGATCTAATCCAGTAATTGTAACAATTTGTTCGCCGTCTCTTAAAGGATCAGGATCAGATGCTAGTCCAGTATATGCAACACCGTCATCAGGATCTGCTGTTGCTGCAAATGTTAATAGAGTATCAATTTCTGCGTTAATAACTCCACGAAAAAAATATGGATCGGGAGAACGATCTTCAAATTTAGTCTCAATAATCCAGAAAATATCAAGCTCGCCAATCTTAATCCTGACTTGAGTGAGGTCATTATAGTCGGGGGGAGCTTCATAACGAAACTGGATAGTTTGACCCTCTTGAACATACAGAGGAGTAGCACTATACTGATATGGCATCTGATGTTAAGACTTTATCCCGTTAATTATTTATGTTAAATTCTGCGAACATCTTTCCAATTGGTCTCAATCTCTGGATCAGTATCATCAAATCTAACTTGAATGGGAAAGTTGGATGTAATCTCTGTTGCCACCTCAATATCTGTGATCAAAATAGGATCACTAACAACCAGTATCTCATCAGGTGATGCAACTTGTTCAAGAGGTGCCCCTAAAGAATCTGGAACGTTAATTGAATCAGGCAATTTATCTACATTTACTGTAATATTACTACTTTGACTGTTAGCTCCACCACTACCTGAAGAAGTAGCGGTAAAAGAAATATCAAATGTTCCATGTATTGTCCAAGGAATAGCAAAGTTTGCTGTTCTAGTTATTGCTGGACCAGATTCATCCGAATTTGTTCCTTGTAAATTAATATTTTGAGTAACAGTTGTGGGGTTACCTGTATTTGGATTTCTTTGTACGTAGGTAGCAATAATATTAAGACCACTAGTTGCATATCTATAAGTAAAAGGAATCGATAAAGAATCCCCATAATCAATATCTGATGGTGAACTATATTGTAATGTAGGTCTCTGGAAAACAGTAAGAGTAGTAGAATCACTATCAGTACCACCAAGACCACTAGCAGTTAAAGTATATGTTCTTGTGGTAGTAGGATTAACAGTTCTATTAGAAGATAATAGAACCGCACCAATACCTTGATTGATTGATGCTGTGTTAGCATCTCCAGAAGTAGTCCAAGATAGTTGAGCAGTTTGTCCAGTAATAATTGATGAGGGGATAGTAGTAATATCAGCAACAACTGGTTGATATACGGTCAAGTTAACAGTATCTGTAGTCACTCCTCCTGGACCAGATACAGTAAGACGGTAAGTTTTACTAGAAGTAGGAGAAACATTTTGAGATCCGGAGTTTGCAACACTTCCTATGTTTGTAATCGAAACAGAATCAATAAGTCCAGTAGCAGACCAAGTTATACGTGCATTTTGTCCGGAAATAATACTCGTCTTATTGATACTAATATTTGCTGTAGGTGGTTGGAAAACAGTAATAGAAACAGAATCACTATCAGTACCACCAGGACCACTAGCAGTTATAGTATATGTTCTTGTTGTGAGGGGACTAATCACTCTACTAGAAGATAGTAAAACTGGACCAAGATCTTGATTGATTGATGCTGTGTTAGCATCTCCAGAAGTAGTCCAAGATAGTAAAGTATTTTCTCCAAGAGCAATAGATGTTGGGTCGCTATCAATAGTAACAACAACTGGTTGATATACTATTATGGTAACACTTTTTGTAGTCACTCCTCCTATACCAGTTGCAGTAAAAGTATAGGTTGTAGTAGAAGTGGGCGAAATGGTTGAAGATCCAGAAACTCCAATATTTCCAAATCCTGTGAGCGAAACAGAACTAAGCGCAATACCACTAGCAGACCAACTTATAATTGCATTTTGTCCGGAAATAATACTCGTCTTATTGATATTAAGATTTGCTATTGGTGGCGGGGGAGGAACAGCGTCAACCCAATCTAAAGCAACACCCCAAGGTCCACCACCAGAATTAATAATAGTAGCACTGAGAGTATATGTTCCTGGTGCATAATAACTTGAAGTAGTGACTAAAGTTTGACCGGTGAGACCTCCCATTGTTGCTTGTGCGGATCCATTAATAAAGATACTTCCCTGATCGTCTACATTAGCATAGAATCGTTGCCTACCATACGTATTAAATGTAATGGTCCAAGAATATGTTCTATTATTTCCATCACCAGAACTACCAGGATCACGACCCCCGAGATTCAAATTGTTCATGAATCCAGACCATCCATCTGGACCGTCAGTATTTTTTCCAGTAAAACCTTGGTTATTAGGAGATCTACTTGTAAAATTAAAATCTTGTGTCATTTTTTATATTGGTCTAAGGTCGTTCCAACTGGTCTCAATCTCTGGATCAGTATCATCAAATCTAACTTGAATGGGAAAGTTGGATGTAATCTCTACTGGAATATCAATATCTGCAATAACGATAGGATCACTTAAAACAACATCAGGTTCAGGAGCAACAACTTGACCTAAAGGTATTTGTAGTAAAGAATCTGGGATGTTGATTAGATCAGGTAACTGATCAATTTCTACAGTGACTAGAACTGGTTCAGTAAATGTTGACCCACCACAACCAGTAGAAAACAATTGATATTGAATGAATTTTGGTCCAAAATTATTCCATGGAACATTTGACTCGAACGTTACAGTATCTTGAACATTATTTTCATCTGATGCAGATGTTCCTATCTGCCGAGTATTAGATGTTACATTACCTTGGATATCAGTATATGTGATAACCACACCTGCACCACTAGTAGCATTACTATATGTAACATCTACACTAAAATCAATTCCATAATCAATATCAACTGGGAAGTTACCACTAACTGTTGGTATTTGACAAACTTTTAAATCAACAAAATCTTCATCAAATCCACCGAGTCCATCTGCAGATAAAGTATAACGTGTACTTATATTTGGGAAAACATTTGCATTACTCGACAACAAAACCTCTCCAGTAGCAGTTACAGGAGGACTAATAAATGCTTCGTCAGCATCACCAGTAACTGTCCATTGTAAATTTGCCGATTGTCCTACAATGATTGGATTAGGGACAGAAATTATATTTGCAACTGTTGGTTCGTAAACTGTAATAGTAACTGGAACACTTGTTACTGACCCTAATACACCACCGAAATTCTTTGCTGTTATAGTATAAGTCCTAGTTTGAGTTGGATTGACAACAACACTACCTCTTCCTATACCATTCGCATCAAATGCCGTACCGGGAAAAACATTACCAACTCCTTGATTGATAGTAATATCAGTAACACCAACACCTTGAACTGTCCAAGATAATGTTGATTGTCCAGGTCTAATATATGAAGATGGAGTTGCAGTAAATTGAACTGTTGGTGGAGGTGGAGGTAATACAGTAACAGTTACTACTTCAATTGAACTACCAACAGGTCCTATTGCAGTTAAAGTATAATTTGTAGTTGATGATGGACTTACAGTAATAGTTCCAGAGGGATCAGCAACTGTTCCAACAGTTGGAGAAATATTAGCACTAGTTGTATCTCCAAATACAATCCACGACAAGGTAGCAGAACCAAGATAAGGAATTGTTACACTATTTTGTTGATTAAAATTATTTAGAAAGTTTGGATCAGTAGAAAATGATGCAGATGGTAGAAAGTTAATTGCCTGATCTACAGACCATCTTTCACCTTGATCACTCTCTTCATAAACAACATTAATACCTTCTTCTGTACATCGGAAAATAAAATAATCATATGATGCCTGCACTGTAGCTTTTGTCATCGAACCCGAGGCATCCAACCACAATGACACATAAGATCCTGGTGGTTGACTTTGTAGATTACAAATAGCAAACCAATCTGATCTTGAATTAGTGTCGCCGAGATCTCTAGCAACTGTAACAGTATGAGTTAATGAGTCATTAATATAATTGTTTGGTCTTAATAAATCAGGAAAAGATCTACCTGGTTGTAGTAACCAAAACTCTCTACCATTACCACCATTATTGGGGTATAAAGCTCTAAATCTATTCCAATCGTTAGCAATCGCCTGTGCGCTGCTACTTACAGTTTGTGGGGAAGGTGGTGGTGGCGGAAAACGATTATAATTATTCAGTGCCTGATTACCGATAGATTCGTCAATAATGGAAATACATTGCGTCCTTGGAATTACCATAGTCGAACCTCCTTAAATTTTGATAATGTATGTAACAATAATAAATGGCGTAACTACTGCATCAAGTTTGTTAATATTTTCTACAGACACATTTAATGTAGTATTGACGTTATCTGCAGGGATCTCAAATGGTTGATGTTGATATTGAAAATTATGATCATATTCTGTTGGTTTTGTAAGTCTATGAGTATGTGATGATAATGCACTAGTATTAAATTCAGTACCCTCAAGAACGTTTCCTGCACCAGAGCTGGCACCAAATGCTCCACGATCTTTACCATCACCACCAACTGCATGGTTTGCAGTGTAATTCAGATAGTTCACAGCAGAATTGTGAGCATGACCTTGAAAATTTTCAATATCTAGAAATGTTTCCGCTGATGTAGTCTCAAATCTATATTTTGGACCAGATCTAAATGCATATGTTGTCTCAACAGGAGTTCCTACAAAATTACCAAGAAAATCACACGTTAACTGTGTTCCTTCGTTACATAAAACCTCAACAGCAGGTCCAACTCTAGTCTCTTCAGTATCACCAACAAAAGTATTTAAGTAGTCACCAACTGATCTAGATGGAATAATGACTTTAGATCCAAGATCAGGTAGTTGAAACTGTCCTAAATCTCCTGTTTCTTCATCTTCTTCTCTAAGAGTTACATTTTCTTTTTTAAACTTAGAGGATTGACCTACACCTAAGATTTGTGATAGTGCAAGAAACTCCTGTGCATTTCTAATAGTTCCATCACATTTCAAATAACCAGCAGGAACATATTCCTGAAAATTTGCTCCGTTGGGATCATTTATATTTGCAAGATATGGCGTTGAGTGAACCTGAATAGATCCAATGTAACCACCATAGTGTGATCTGACTTTAGAATAGTTGTTGTTGGGTGCCATTTTAATATGCTCTTATTACATATACTGAAGTCATTCCAGGTTGAGTCGTATTAAAGTTAATCTGGAATACACCAAGGTTTCTTTCATTATCTAGATTTAAGTTTGCATTTGGAGCAGTAACGTATACATTTAAACTATTTAATGGTCTTAGACCAGAAAGATCAAAGTCTACATCAAACTCTTCATGAGTATGCGAGGAAATAATATCTATTGATCCAGCAACTCCAATAGTTGTTCTCTTGAAGTCCCAACCTGCATTACTATTAAATGTACTATAAGTAACAAATGCTGAAGGTAATGCTAGTGCTCCTGCTTCTGGATCACCTGCATATTCTAAAAGGTCTGGATACCAGTTAGTCAAACCATTACTAAATGTCTCTAGCTGTTCGCCATTCTTGCCGTAATCAACTGCTGCTCTTCCTCCAGGTCCTTTGTTGAATCCAGCAATACCACCTGATAATGCACCTTTAACTAGACCAACACCCTCATTAAATGTTCTATGTGTTATTGGTTGTGTCAATTCTGATTTAAGAGGACTCCATGCAACGTTATTGGGCGTCCAGTTAACTGGCGGACTTTCTGCAACAACTCCAGCAATGACACGTCCTGGTATTCCGTTACCGAAACCAGATCTACCACGTTCCGAATTATTCAAAGTGAATGAAAGTTCAAGTTCATTATCGTTGGTAATAAAAATGTCGCCGTCGCCTGGGGAAATATCACTCTGAAAGTTATACGTAATGCTTGACCATGGAATTACACCGTCACCAGGTTGAGCAAAAGAATCTTTTTGAATAGTTTCAATTCTACCACTATGTCCGTGACCTCTAAGATGTCCTCTTCCTAGTTTTCTAGGACCAAAGAACATAATACGATTACCCTGACCAGATCCCGCTATAATAGTATTTCCTTGAAGTCTGCCGTTATAATAGTATGAAACCTCTCCACTATCTCCAGCTGGTGCTGTTTCTCTCTCATTTAATTCAAACACAACGTCAGTAGCAACATCGTTAAATGATGTTGGAATACCTAGATCTGAGTTTACACCAATGTATGGACTAACTTCCGATATGGCAGTTGAATCAAGATCAAAAGATCTACCAGTGGGAGATCCTGGTCCAAGATAATCTGTTTCTACATCAACTAGAGGTCGGTTGATTAAAGCAGGAAGAACAATCTCCCCCTGATATGTAGGAAACTCTCCGCCAAATGTAGAAACAGATCCCTCTTCAACAGTAGCTACAGTAATTAAAATATCAGATCCATTACCAGAGTTACCAGAAGGAACAGTTAAGATATCACCAACTTCATAGTTAGCACCCTGTTGCAGTCTTTGAACAGTAACTGATCCACCAACACCATTGGGAGCACTACCTGATTCTGTTCCTGCATCAGCAACAATAATGGCAAAAGTAGAACCTCCGCCACTACCATCAATAGGTGAGAAAATATATGTGTCAGGAATTCTTCCTACTTCTGTTGATGAATTATTAGTGAAAGAAACAATTAGACCTTGAGTAACGGAAGTAGATAAATTGTATGTGTCTCCGATTGCTCTGGCAAGCAATGGAAAATCTGAGGCAGATACTTGAGATCCATCACAAACTACCCAACCATCAGGAATATCTGAGATATTCCCGACCCATGGCATAATTGTTCCGATGGCAGCTGCCTTTGCTGTTTTGATCTGTTGATAGAATGCCATGTGTTTTATACGTCCATTAGATACCATCCTGCCTTATTGGGATTCGCTCCAGGTCCACCATCAGCGTCGGAAGTGCCAGCATAAACAAGACCGAATGCTGCGTTTGGTGTTTGAACAACCAATTCACCGCCGTTATGTGTGATTGAGAAGTTCTCTCCCAAAGTATTGCCCGTAACAGAAGTTCCTGTGTTGCTAATAGAACCCTGAATCCTTACCAGATTAGGAGCACGAACAACTAGAGACTTGTCGTATGAAAGGATACCACCTATATCTATAATACGAACCATGTCACCCATTTGAGCGTCTTCAGGTAGCTTGAGAAGTGATGTTCCAGAGATTTCAATAAAGTAGTTGACATTACGTAACGCATTGATGATACCAGTGTTAGCAACCAGCCACTTACGTCCACCAGTAGACGAGATGTAGTTACTAATGCCAGCAATATTAACCGAACCATCATCATCAACTGCAAAGACTTCAACACCGTTTTGGTTAACAACTAAGTCTCCACCATTGACTGTGAGGTCACCTGCGATCCTGACAGGACCTCCAAATTCAGATAGTCCATCACCTTCAGCAGAGAATGAACCGTAAGTAGTAAAGTCTCCAGAAGAATTATTAAATGTTAATCTTGGGACAGTAAAGTCGCCATTATTATCAAGTCCAAAGATGTCGATGTTACCACCGTTCATCAACAGGTTACCAGTTGCACTATCAACTTGGAAGGTAGTTCTCAGTGGAACGTCAACCGTTACCCCATTATTCGCGAAAGAAGGACCACCGTTAGTGATAGTAAGGAACTGAGTTGAAGGAACAGTAGAACCATTCAGTGTGATTGTATTCTCTACCGTGAGAGTTCCAGCAATGTCAGTGTTGCCAGAACTACCAGCAACCGTAAACTTATTGAATCCAAGTCCTGTGCCGAGGTTACCAGCAATAGTTGTATTACCAGTTGTAGACTCGACTTTGAAGTTAGTAACAGCAGGATCGCCACCATCAGTAACAATTAAGGACTGAACGTCAGTGCTAATAACATCAGCAATTGCAACAATCTCAGACTGATCGATTCTCAGAAGGTCTAGTGTGGTTAGAACCCCACCGAACTCAGCAACACCGATTCTTACATTAGCACTAGTTCCATCAATACCAGCTCTTGGTTCATCCAGGATACCATCGGGAACATTAGGATTGCCAGGTGATCCAACATCCTTACCAGTGATAAAGGATGCTGCAGGTTGCTTGTCAAGTTTAGCGATGACACAACCGTCAGGGTGATTAGTCCAACCGTCACCAGTAGCAGGATCACCAGTTCCTTCTTCTGCTCTTGTGACAGAGATTCTAAAACCAGAAGGATCATTTGAGTTAGTGAGGTTGTCTAGACCGACAACACGCATGATCTCAGAATACTGCTGATCTCTCAAGTTAGTAACAGATGTTCCACCCTGTGGAGTAACTGCATCAGGAGATGCAGTATTGCCACGATCTAGAAGGATCAGATCACCAATATCAAAGTCAGATGCAGAAGGTGTTGAGATCGGCAGGATGAAGATGTCGCTTGAATCAGTAACACCATTAATATTGAGAGTGATATTAGGAGCACCACCACCACCGAGTTGAGTATCAAGAATAGTCAGTGTTTGGTTATCAGCATATCCACTACCTGTCGCGACTAGTTCAACAGTAACTGTTCCATCAAATGCAACACTAACATCGAATGCAGAACCAGAACCTGTACCACCCTCAGCAAATCTAAAGGTATACTGACCGGGAACACGAAGTGGATCAGGTGTTGCTTGAACGTTATCGAATGCTCCAATTCTACCACCACCTGCTTGGTCTTGTGATCCACCCCAGAATCTATTACCTTCAGTATCAATAACTCTACCAGTTGTAGAATACTTGTAGAAGTCTAGGTTAGGAACGTCAAGTGAACCAAGGTTATGGAGATTGAGAGGAGTAGAGAATCTAGATCTTACAATCTCAATAATACCAGCAGTTGTTCCGCCATCCAGAATGATGCTTGAATCAACAGTTGCTGATGCCTGAACTTTCAAAGCATTTCTGATAGTGGTAGTTCCACCAAGAGATGCAATCGTGATATTATTTGCTTTGGTGAATGCCTCAATAACTTGCGTTCTGTCATCATCAAAGAGTCTTGCTTTTCCTGTTTGAGTAAAGATTCTAGAAACTCCTGTTCCAGAAGCAACCTTACTACCAATCTCTAGGTTACCAGAAGCAATTGTCTGAGAAGATCCTAGAACAACCTTGGAGTCTGTGTTTGCCCACGCACCACCAATAAAGACTTGTGAGAAGCTAGTAGCATCATCACCAACAGTTGCGATGTCAACAAAAGCATTTGTAGATTGAGCATGAACACTGAAAATAGTCCTTGCAGAGTTATTACCAATTCTAACAGTCTGGAAGTTAGCATTACTACCAAGAGTGATCGTTTGATCGTTGGTAGTGTTGCTGAACATATCGATCAACTGAGCATCACCAGCAAAGTTAATGATGTTCGCGTTGTTGTTGACCAGGTTAAAAGTCTCAGATGTAGTATTGATGTCTCCACCATCTACACTGATGTCTTGCTCCATCAAGAAGTTACCAGTGATTCTACCATCACCGACAACAACTAGGTTACGATCCAGTTCATCTCGTGGTTGTAGTCCTAGGGTTGTGTTGATACCCACTCTACCACCAGTTTGATAACCGATGCCTTGATCAACTGCCGCAGCATCTGTAGTTGCAACACGGAGAGTTCCACGTTGCTCTAGATCATTGCTATCGCCACCAACCAGCAATGCATTGTCCTGAGGAATGAATCCTTGTGCCGCAAGAGCAGCACCAGTTAGACCTTCACGCTGATCGCTATTGAGATTGTTATTATCATAGCGATTATCTGATGCAGCACCAGCAGCATTATACTCAACCAGAGTCTTACCACTGATGAATGTTGTTCCAACAACATCCAGGGTTGCTCTTGGTGTTGTAAAGTCATCAACATTAGCAGTTAGGACAACAGAATGTGCTGCTCTTGCTACAGTGTTGATGCCCAATCTGAAGTCACCACGCTGCTCAGTATATGTTCTGAGAGTTTCAGAACCTAGGACTCCAGTCTCTTTCCAGCTAGAAACAGAATACTGTAAATCAGCACCAGTATTTTGATCACCCCAGTTGTAGATAGTCCCATTCTCAATTGGAGTGCTGATGCTGAATGTAAGTGTTTGCTCTCCAGGGGAAGAACTATCATCCCAATTAACGAGTGGCCATGTTCCATTAACAACAGGATTACTGAAGTTTGAAATTCTAATGGTAGAGTTGCCTCTAATACCAATAGAATTATTGGTTTCAGTTGCAATCCAGGTGATCGTCAGATTTTGTGTGCCGTCAGCACTGATAGTCTGAACAGATGTCTCAGCAGACTTGAACTGGTTAGTTAGAATCCATCCAAGTGAACCACTTTGACCAATGGAGCTACCTTTATAGATGATGTCTCCAGGGTTTGGATCATTACCACCAAAAGAAACTTCTTGTGATGGATAGAAGAAGTTAGTTTCTTGCCAAGGAACAATATTGGAAGGTTCTCCTGCAAGATAATTAGTTCTCCAAGTATAAGACTGACCGGATTGTGCTCCTGGTTTTGGACGTGCATTCAGATAGAATACTGCCGCTCTAATTTGGTTCTTACCGATAACAATGTCACCTTCAGATTGTATTCTCCAGGAACCATTGAACAATGTAGGATCATCACCAGCACCAATGTTAGAGAATACTCTTAGAGCATCACCTTCGTTTGCTTCAACATTGATCTCAACAGGACCATTGAGAGTAGACTTGCCAGCAACTACAATTGTGGAATTAAACGTTACTGGAGAATCGAACGTTGTAACAAGAGTTCCGATATCCTCATCTTCATCCTCAGAATCAACTAATGCAGCAGATTCAAGGAATGTTTCTTCACCAGTAATAGCATTAACTTTCTTGTTACCGATATACAGGTCACCATT